AAGAGACCAAAGAACGCTGTTGAGGCTTCAAGACTTATATCCCCCGCCAGCGTCCTTGTACTCCCGGGCCAAGAACTGCGCCTTGCGGGCGCTCCATTGACCCGGCCTACCACCCTTGGAACCAGCCAGAATACGGCGATAGATGTTCTTACGCAGGCCGGGGCGTGTGTACACCCCGGCGCTGTTCACCGTAGACTTCTGAGGCATTACAGCGGCGTCAGGCCAGCGTTCTGGGCCAGCACCTTGTAGAACGCCTCGTCGCTGGTCCACGTGGCCGTCTGCGCCTCGGTGGCGTTGACGAGCTGGGCGGCAACCTCCGCACCGGCAGCGTCAAGGAGCTGGCAGTCGGCAACGGCGGGACCGTTCTGGTAGTTCACGTAGCGCGGGGCGAACTTGGTAGCAGTCTTGGTGCCAGAAGCGGTCCAGACACTCACGGGGGCGATGGAGATGACGGTATTCATAGGGAAAGTTTAGGCGAGAGTAAGTGACACGCTGCGTGTCGTTCCATCGGTTCCGCGAACGAAGACCTTGAGCGTCGTATTGCTAGTAAGCTCAAATGTCATCGTGGAGTTGACGGTCAGACTTGGCGCGGTTGCTGGAGTTAAAGCGATCAAGCTTCCGGTTTTAACCGTTGCGAAATTTGCAGACGAATCGAGCAAGCGGACAACAGAAGATGACTCGGCGTCGATAAACGCACCTGCCGAAAATCGATAGGCACCACTAGACGATCCGAGTTTGAAGCCCGTCGTTCCACCCGCGTAAACATCCCCCGCCACCCCCACGCCCCCGCTCACCACCAAGGCTCCAGAGGAGGTGGAGGTGGAGGCGGTGGTGGCAGGAATGGAAACGTTGCCCGTATTGGTTATCGACAGCTTAGTGCCCGCGCCAACTTGCAGACGTAGCTCCGTGTTGGCCGTGCAGTCTATGTACCCATAGTCCGACGAATCCGCATACATCCGAATCCCAGTGCTGCTTCCGGCAGCATTACGAACGACGAAGTTCTTGGCGTTTGGAATGGTGACACTGTCTCCCGCGAAGATCGCACCCCCCACCCCCAGCCCACCGCTCGTCCCGTTGCCCACCACCAGCGCGCCGGTAGAGGTGGTCGTGGAAGCGGTGGTGGTTGGAATCAGAACATTCCGGCTGGTATTGATTTCCAGCGCCGTAGTATTCTCGATCCGTAGGAACAACGAAGCACCCGTGGCGTTTACCAACGTGCCACTCGTCCCATTGCTAGCCAAAACGTAATTGGTGGCACTCTTGCTTGATTGCCGCATCCACAACCCGCAAAACCCAGAGATGTCTGAGTTGTACGAAAGATAGTTTCCGTTGGAGGAATCGCCGCCAATCGTAGTGGCGCCAGTAAGCGTACTAGCCCCATTCACCGTCAGCGTCCCCGTCACCGTGGCGTTGCCGCCAAACGTGGGATTGAACGCATTAACCTTCCGCGTGCCCGTAGTGCCGTCGATGACGAAGAAGTCGCCGCTAGCAGTGCTGGAGGCAGTCGTCGTAATGTCCTTGATGCGAATGTCGGCCATATTAGGTGAGGGCTAGGAAGGGATTGCCAGCGTCGTCCACCAGACGATCCCCGGTATCGGTGATCAAGTAGAAGGGAACGTCCGGCTGGTTGGCGTACGGGACGCTATTAAGCGTGTCCGACCAGAACGCACGATCCACCGCCGCAGGCGTAAACCCACGGTAGAGATTGTCCGTCTTGGACAGAAGCGCCGTCTCAAATACCGTCACAGGTAGTTAAGCTCCTGAATCTCCACCACCACATCCGTGGAGTCCTTGCGGATGGCCTTCGCCGCAATCGCCATCTGCCGGGTCCAATAGGCCGACGCCCCGTCCTTGTAGACAAACCCCTTGGTCGCCGTCGGATTGACCCCGTCAAACGTCACCCGCGCATCCGCCCCGTTAAACTGGACAAGAACGTGCGTCGTCCCCGTAGACAGGGTGAAGTCCACCACAGCCTCCGCAGCCGAGCTAACCGTGTTCTGGGCGTGCGTCGCGCTATTCTGGGGGATAGCCTGGGACGGGGTGTTAACAATGCGGGCGTTAGCCATATTAGCGAGTGTACCTAGCCTGTTGAGTTGTGTGAGAGCGGATACGCTTGGCAGCGGTGTTCAGGTTCCGCTGGTTCATCACGTTTTCCAATTCTAGCATAAGGAGAGACTCCGCATACCCCTCCTCAGCCGCCGCCTTCTCCAACTGCCCGTCATAACGGAGGAAGTCGGCAAAAGCCCCGTGCGCCCCATAATGGAAGAACTCCAAGGGCACATTCTGATTGGTGGTCGAATTGTAATCCCCTTCCCAGCGTTTCTTGTAATCGACGTAGAACGTAGACGCTCCTGACGTGTTCGTCAGAATCTGCGCCCCATCCGCCGTCACCACGAAGTCATACTCGCTAACGCTATTCGTTACCCACGGCTCCTCGTCGTAAATCCGAAGGAAGCTGTCGATGGAGTTGAGCGTGACCTGGGTGAAAGGAACCGTACTATTGGTCGCCGCCCTCGCCTCCCCAAGAACCAGATAGCGGGGCCAGTAGTTGCTCCGCTTGTAAGCGTTGTAGATGCGGCGATTGATGAACGACCCAACCAGCGTCTCTTCAGCAGACGTGAAGGACGTGTTGCCCGACAACCCCTTTACGAGGGTGAGCAGATTGGTGAAGGTGTCCGTTTGCATCAGATGGCGTTGGGCGACAGGTGCGGGAACTTCTTCCGATAGTACCGCAGGAACTCCTTACTCTTCACCTCCGCGTGTCCAAACTTCTTTACCAAGCGGAAATACTCGTCCGGGGGCATCATTGCCACGCACTTCCCTAGCCCCTGAATCGTCCTATGCCCGCGCATAGCTTGAGCCTGCTGCGCCGCCACAATCTCCTCCTTCTTCTCGTTAGCCTTCACCAACTCAAAGCCCATCTTAATCTCCTTAATCAGGGCATCCTTGGCGGCTGTTCCCAAATTGGGAAGTTTGGTGATAATCTGCACGGGCTTAGTCTACCTTGGAGAGTGCGTTGAAGTACCTGTTGTAGTCAAACATCTTAGACCTCATCGAGAATAGCTTAATGGCGCGGTTGACGATGGTCATACGGCTAAGGGACTGGGAATGATGGAGGGCGGCGGCCATCTCCTCTATCGTGTTACACCGAAACCCCGTCACCCCATCCTCTACCGACTCCACAAATCCTCCGTAATTGGTTGATACCACGGGGGTTCCAGAAAGCTGGGCCTCGCAGGCCACATTCCCAAAGGGCTCAAAAGACCGGGTGGGACAGATGAGCACACTAGCCTCGCCTAGGAGCTTGAGCTTATCGGCCAGGCTCACTTCCCCCAAGTATTCAGCTCCCCGGCTCACTAGCTTAGCATTGCCAAATCCCGCCACCTTTAGGGGCATCCCAGCCCTCTCTGCGGCCTCACAGGCATCCTCAATGCCCTTCTGGGCCGTTAGCCGGCCTAGGAACAAGGCATAGGGCTTCTTGGGGATGTTACGGATGTACTCCGAGTCGTCGTAAAAGGCGTTAATTACGGCGTCGTGCTGGTCTACAGGCTTCGCATTAGCCCACCGCCCAATGCAGTAGGAACGCCAGACGTGGCTCTCCCACACCTTCCACTTGGAGAAGAACCCCTCATAGCCGATCCCGTACTCCACTACCTTGAGGTCAGGTAGCAAGATTTCGATCATTTTTTGACAGTTCCCACCCAATATGCAAACAAAGTCGCCCTTTTCTTTACGCTTGTTGATCTCATCCACGGCAGTCTGGTTGGTTTTCACCCAGACAGGGTGGCCGGCGACCCAAGAGGGATAGACGTAGTGGTTCCCGCCCGTAATGAGCTTCTGGTCCTCCTCAGTACTAATCACTACGTGCTCATCACAAACCGCCTGATTGTGCGGTCCGCTGTACAGGAACACCGTATGTCCCAGAGTTTTCATCATCCAGCAAAACCTAATGGTTTTCTGGCTAAACCCACAGACTGAGAAGTCGCGGGTCGTGAAACTCTGAGGCATAGCTACAACGTGAAATCGCATAAAAAAAGGCGCACCCCGAAGGATGCGCCCTTTGTTAGGAGGTCAACCCTTTACGCCAGCGACCCGAGGTCCAGCTGACGCCACGCAATCACCCACTCACCAGCGGTGAGGTTGGAGACGGTGCCGTTCAGCTCCATCAGGATGTCCACCGCAGAGGTGGTGTTGTTGATGATACCGATGGGCCCGATGGTCGCGCCAGTCGCGGTGACATCAAACGCATCACCGTGGTTGAACGAAGCCTTGGTAAGGCCATCGAGGTCGAGGTTGTTGATGCCCTCGTCCGGATCAGCCGCAGTGATACCAACGTCCAGGAACAGGTCGGACGCACCAGCCTCGGCCACGGTGTTAATCACCGCAACGAGGTCGATAATCGAACCCGCCGGAAGGCTGCCAATCTTACGCTGATTGGCCGCACCGATGGTGGACAGGAACCCAGTCGTCTTCAGATCGAGGTAGTCGAACTTGACGAAGTTATTCAGCCCGAAGGCCGCTTCATTGACGGACAGTTTCATAGTAGTAGTCTCCTTGGGTTAGGGTTAGCTGGTGCCGACGATGACGCCGTGCGCGCCCGGATGGCTCACCTTGAGGGTGCCCGTCCAGTCAACGTAGCCGCGCTCGCCACCACCCAGATTCGGGAGGCGGGTCGAACCAAGGCTGATCAGCTCACCAACCGCGTAGTACTCCGGGTTGACGAGGTAGCCGACATCCTTGTTGGTGGTGTCGGGCGAGCAGTCAGGGTTCATATCGACGATGGTCACCAGACCGTGGTCGGACTGGTAAACACCGACGGCCAACTTAATCATATTGTTCAGGTAGCTGTTGTCGTTCTGACGAACAGCACCCGTGATCGTGTCAGCGCGGGCGAAGTCGGTGATGGCGCGGCGGAGGGCCGTGTCAGCAACGAGGGTGAGGCTGTTGGTCACACCCGACACGCGGTAGATCGACGTGACCATCCGGTTGAGGATGGTTTCCGTGAACGTACCGGAGGCGTGGATGGAGTCCGACGGCGTGCGATAGGCAGCCGGGACATCGGCGGGGCCGGACGAATCCAGCCAGTCACCGAGACCACGCATCGTGTACGCGGTGCCGGCGCCGTTCTCAGCAGCGCGGTCCTGGGTGCCGATGAGGGCAGCCTCAGCATCACGCTTCAGCTCCTTCACGGCCTTCAGCTCCGCACGGGCGATGTCCTGCGGGCCAACCGAGGAGACGGCCTGCTGGAGGTCGCTCACGCGGTAGGACCGACGGAGCTTGTGGACGTAGTTGCCCAGACGGGCCACGTTCTCAAACTTGTCATCGAAGTTGGAGACATCCGCACCTTCCGCGACAGCGGTGGTGGTGGGAGCGGACAGCTTGTCCACGCCCCACTCAACGTAGGTGGCGTTAGCCTTGAACTTCTCAGCCGAGCTGAGGACGGGCGTCTCGCTGGGAGCGAGCTGCGTGATGGCGTCGTGAAGGTCCTCGCGGTTAAGCGCCGCGGAACCGGGGGAGGTCGTATCGAACGTGTTGGAGAAGGCCATTGTAGGCTTGGGTTATTTGCGTTTAGAGATTTGAGCTGCGCGGAGGGCAATGAAGTCACTACCTTTTCCTGTTTGGCGAAACCGGCTTTCTACGTCCTTGATGGACTTCTCCATCCGAGCTTCCGCCTTTTCAGGAGCGGCAGCCGTAGTGGAGGGGTTTGACGGAGGATTGAGCGTCGGTCCCTTGGATTTCTCCATCGGGATTTCCCGCCGGCCATACATCGAGTTGGCGGCGTGAGCGATTAGGTACTCAATCTGCGGCGCAATTTCGGGCACCGAGTCCTTCAGCTTCTTGAGACGGGGGTCAGCGACCATCGACTCATAACGCTTCCGAACGTCGTTGTCCTCGCCCTCCAACCAGCCCAGCTCTTTACGAGCCTGCTGCTTGAATGCCGACTCAAGGTTGGAACGTTCCGTCTTCGCTTGCAGTTCTTGGAACTGGGCGGGGATGAAACGGTCCTTGGCACGGCGGGCTTTGCGGAGCGACTCGCGGATGTCGGCCTTGGTGTATTCCTTCCCGTCAACAGTCGCCACAATGTCTGAGGCGGCCATATCTTCGGAACGGAAGAGAATGTCCTCCGCCCACTCCACAACCTCGTTCACTTCCTTCAGCTTTCCCTGAAGGTCGTCAATGGTTGAGACGTTGGCATAGGGGTTGTTCTCCACCTTCGGCTCGGGGAGTTGCTGCTTCGCCTGCTGGACCGCAGCCTCAAGGGCGGCAGCCTTCTCCTCGGCTAGCTTTCGCTTGGCCGTGAGTTCAGCAATGCGTTTGAGCAGGCCGCTCTTACCCTTCTGGGCAAGCTCGGCAATCTCCTCATCCGTAAGCTCGTCAATATCCTTAGAAAGAACCTCCTTAGCTTTCGGAGCTTCAGTTGGCTCGCCCTCCTGTGAGGTGGCCTCCTTCTTCTCTTCTGGCTCTGGAGCCGATTCAGTCGTTGAAGGCGGGGCCTTCTGGCGGCTGGCAATGCGGGCGGACAGGAAGTCCTTATCCGTCATTGGCTTGTTTTCCACGGCTGGTTTAGCGTCTGCCGAGTTGGACGATGTGACTTCTGGCATTGTTGTTTTCCGCCCGTAACGCAGGCGATGCGACGGGCGAATGCTAGCACGCTGTTTTCGTCCTTGCCCGTAAAGGACTGACAGCCATCTCTATGGGGATGGACCCAAAGGCTTTAGAAAGACTCCATAACAGCGAAGACTTCCTGGCGTTCTTGGACGAGGTTTACAGCCAGCGGGAAGGCTGGATAAGCAACCTCCACGACCGTAATACGGACGCCATCCAGCAACTGAGCGGGCGCATCTGTGCATTGGACGACGTGCTTAACGCCGCCCAATACAAGGCGTTGAGTGCTAAGTGGGCCTCGCTCAGGCAGTGAGGCCCTGAGTTTGCACCTCGCCCATCTGGGCGGGAGCCGTGCCGATACGTCCAATTTGGGCGTTCTGCATCTGCTGCATCTGGAACTGGTACTGCTGTAAGTACTTCTCCAGACGCGACTTGAATGCCTCGTCCTGCTGTAGACGCTGCATAACGTCGGGCTGCTGGGTGTACTGCTGAATCACCTGCATCGCCACCTGAGCCCCATTCGGGCGGGCACCCACCTCGATGCCCGCGTAAATCTTAGACAGGTCATCAGTCACCTGCTTCACGATTTGCTGCTGGGCTTCCTCAGCCGGCTGGAGGACGGCATCAGCCAGGGCGGGGTTCACCGCACCAGCCAACACCTCCAGCATCCGGTCCATATTGATGCGGCCATTACGGTCGAATTGGACCAAGCTGACGAACTGGTTGAGCTGGGCCTCTAGGGCCTCTGGATCGTTGTTTAGGACATCGAAGTTGATGACGATGTCGAAGTCCTCATTCGGGTCGCCCCGCGAGAAGCGGACTGGATCCGTGACACCCGTGACGCGGAAGAACACCTCTTCCGGGCCAAAGCGCTGATAGCACTTGAACGCCATCCGCAGAACGTCCCGGACGTGGCTCAGGAACTTATCCACGTAATACTGCTGGCGAATCCGGCTCATCGGGTTCTCGTGGTCGAGCCCCATAATCCGGTTGGCCTCCTGCGTGAGGGTTTGTTCAATCTCCACAGAGCCGGGATTGAAGGGAGGAACCGGCCCAAACTGTATCTCACCCATCCGGCGATAGGGAATACGAGCCGCCGGACCGTAGTCCATCGGGGGTTGACCGTTAGCCGGGTACAGGAGCGGCGGGATGGTCGCCATACTGTTCCGATCCATCCGGCTATCCCGCTCACCCTTAATCTGCCATTGGAGGCCGACTAGCTGCTCGGGAATCGTCGCCAGCTCGTACAGGCGTTTGTTGTCCTCACTCAGGCGGGTGACGACAAAGGGGTAGTCGTCATAGCCATTGAGCAGCTCAAACTTGGCAAACTTCGGCTCCTCCGACCGTCCCATAAACTGGGGGTGGAAAACCGTGCAATAGATGCCCTCAGAGTTGTCCTCCTCGGATACGAGCCGCTGATAGCAGTAGATGATCTCGTAGAGTTCGTTAGTCTGCTCTTGGGCCGACCGATTGGAGGACGTATTGGTGCGGGGATCTGTGATGTCCACCGACGTGGCGTAGTTTTCCACCACAAAATCCACCCAGTCCTTGTCCCAACCCTCCGTCGCGGCCTTGTTCTTCAGTTCTTGGGCCGTCATCAGCACCCGCCAGAAGCAATAGGGGGCCTTTTGAGGATCAGTCGTGTAAGACGGGAAGAAAACGTCCCCATCGGGAGCCAGCGCACACACTTTCGGGGCATTAACCGTCTGTCGGACGATGGGAAGCTCGGCCTTCCCGTCCTTACGGAGCTGTTTAATGGCCTTCGTAGCCCGACTCTGGTTAACTCCCTTAAACTGCTGCTGGAGAAGGGCGGCGATGGCCTTGTCGTCGTTCCCTTCGACAATCATTCGGGCCAAATCGGGGCTCAGTTGGGCGATTTGGTTGAGGTCGAGCTGCTGAAGGAACGTCCGGTCCTCCTTCTGCCACCCGACATAGCTCACCATCATCCCCCGCTCAAAGAGGTAGTTGGACCCCAGCTCCATCTGCCGGCGGAAGTCCTTGATGTACGTGCTCACCATCCACTTCAGGAAGGCGGAAGTGACCCGCGAACGCTGCAAATCCCCCACTTCTACGGGGTAGGCGCGGATGTTCGCCCGCGAGAGGGCAGAGATACAGAGCGCAATGTAAGTATTGATGCGCTCGTTAATGAGGGGGACTTCCGTATCCGACGCGCCCTCAAAAGGGAATGCGTCCGCTCCGTGCTTTCGCAGGTCCTTGCTCTTCCCGGGCCAGATGCAGCGCCTGTAGTCGAAGGAGTCACGGGTGGACTCAAGATACCAGCTCAGATCGTTTACGGTCCGGTCGTAGGCGTTCTTCAGCGTCAGGACATCGGGTTCCTTCTGCACGAAGGTGAGGGCTTCCATTCTATCGGTGTTCATTGATTTTGCGCCGGATCGACTGGAGTACTGAATAAGAGTAATTCTTGTTGGCCGCTATCTTTTCAGACAGGTCTTGGGGGGAGATAGGTTGGTAGCGGGCGGTTAGGGTGCGAGTAAGAATCTCAAAGCCAAGAAGGCGATCAGTTTGCTCGGCCTGCCACTCCGGGTCCAATGACTTGTCATTTGGCGAGTGCATCGTGCCGATAGGTGATCCCCCCTTTGGCGTCTTCGATTAGGTCAACATAGATGTGCTTGCCGATAAGCCTATCACACGTCGAGGGTTTGACGACGGCTAGGAACCGCCCGTCCTTCCCGTGCTCTACGCAATAGACATAGCGGGGATTGGGTGCGCGACCTACCACCTTCACCTGTAGACGCTTGGGCACAGCAAGAGGCACCTGCACCGCGAGCCTAATCTTCGCCGCACCCTCCTCCGTGAAGTAGCGTTGGTTCTTCACCGTCAGGTGGTCCTCGGGCGCAAGACGCTGGTCGCGCAACTTAGCCAACTGGAAATTGCTAATCTTCAGTTCCTTAGCCAGTTCAATGAAGGGAATCATCAGTAGAAGGTTTTGGGTTTGGTAATTCGCAGAGCCTTGGGGTCTACGTAGGAGATGCCGTCAATGGCGGCGTAGCGAAGAACGTCCACGGGGTCCTTCCACGCTTCGTCCAGTCCTCCATCCCCCGTGTATTCCTGAAGGGCTTGGATGAGATTGTCGCACCGATCTGAGACGTAGAAGTGGGGCCGGTTAAGACTATCCACCGGGAGCTTACGGTTGTAGCTCATCTTACTCTGCAAGGCCTGTAAGCCGTCCTCGATGTCCAGCCCTGGAGCCGGGTTGAACGTAAGCCCCGCATCCGACAGGTCCTCGATGATGGACGACGCCCCGTGGGAGGTCTGGTACTTCGCCGCACCTAGCCGAGGGTCAATGAGCCTATCCGTCACCGTTATGCCGTGCTCGGCCTCAATCTGGCCTATGAGGTCAACGTAGTCCCGGATGCCAAAGCCAAGTCCCTTAGCTCCTTCTCCGCCAATCCACTTCCCACCGTGCCACTTGGCCCACTCTCCGACATTAACATCCGGCCACTCCCGATAGACAAACCACGTCCCAGACGGGTCTACGGCTATCCAGCACATAAACCAGTTCTTCCGTCCAGCTGGGTCCAACACCATAAAGTGTGTCTTCCCCTTTAGGTCTATGGACTCGTGCTTCACCACATTAAGCTCCCGGCTGAAGTTGGGGAACTTCGTGCTCATCGACTTAGTCGGAATCCCGTACGCACGGGTGAGCACCTCCTCCTCCGGTCGCCCGCTTAGGTCTTTGGCGATACGCTCGTAACCACCGAAAGGGTTGTCCCGGCTGTGAAAGTAGATGATGGATGCATCTCGGTTTCGGGACTTCTGTATGTACGGGACGTTCCGCCCGTTGAGTAGCTCTGCTGGCTTGGTACGTAGGTTGGACGCTCCTTGGAGGTAGTCTCGGACGACTTCCGTGTAGCCATCAATGGGCGTAAAAGTAACCAGAAGCTTAGCATTGCGAGTAGCCAACCTAAAACGAAGGGTGGAAAGAAGCTCCGGGCCGATGAGATACTCATCACACCAAGCACCAATATTAAGCCAGTTGGGATTGCGACATCCCAGTTCCGCGCCTTCCAATATTGTATCGTTGTTGAGGAATTGCGCATAGGTCTTGAAGATGATTGAACTCTTACTCCCCGGCAGGATTAGACTGCTCTTGGAGAATCCGTTCTTACGGGTGTAGGAGACGTTCTCCTCTGTACCCAAAACCTTCACTCTGAACTCTTCAGGTAGGGCGTCGTAGACGGCAGACTGCTGCTGACGGATGGACACGTCGGCATTCTGCGCGAAACACATAATGATGGAGCCGGGATTTTCTATGGAAGCCCTTACTACTGTGCGAGCTGCGAAAAAACTTTTCGAGCTCCGGTTGCCACCACTTACCAACAGCTCCGAGTGTTGTTCCAGCAATTCCTCCGCATCCGTCCATTGAGGAAGCTTCCACCCATACCTGTACGGGTCGCGGCGGCTATTTGCGATAGCCGAATGGTAAAGCTCGTGGAGCTTCAGAACCTCCTCTGGCTCCATCCGCGCCACCTCCTCGTCAGTCGGAGGGCTGAGAATCTCGTGTCGTTCCCAGACTAGACTCATTTAGCTCTCCACAAAGCGTACGGATGGGAGGACATTCCCAGAGTTAGTTCCTCCACCAAGTCATACTTCTCCTCTAGGAGGGGACGGAAGGAGGGCTGGCCGGCTTGGTGGCAGAGATAGGCATTCCCGTTCTCAAGCTGTCCGTGGCTCACCGTGAACAGATAGGGCACCTTCAGCTCGGCCAAAATCCCTAGCCACGCCATAATGGACACAAACGAACATTCGTTCCAGCTATGGATGTTCACCGCCATCC